GCAAACGATCCGTTCGGATCAATGACATCCACGATCAACCGATTCGAGGAGGCTGAACGCTATGGATCTGAGTAATTACATTGATGTCCCGACACGCTTCGCAGCTCTACTAGAGAAATGGCCCGAGCTCCGCATCAAGGAGCATCGCCCAGAGATCGTCACGATCGGAGACCAGATCTTCATCAGTGTCACGATGCAAGCATGGCGGACTCCTGACGATCCGATCCCATGTCAAGCGACCTGCTTTGAGCCCTTTCCGGGCCGTACACCGTTCACAAAATTGGCAGAGCAACAGAATGCGTCTACTTCATGCCTCGGACGCTTGGCAGGGCTCATGATGTCATTCCCGAAGATGGCCTCACTGGAGGAAGTGATCAACCGCCAGAAGGAAGAGCAATCTTCAAAGCCTGTGAAGCCTTGGGAAGCATCCGAAGGACAAAGGCGACTACTCAGGGCTCTCGGTTATGCCGGCGAGGTTCCGTCTGGTCGTGTCGCGTTTGAGTCACTGGTTACTGATCTGAAGTCTAAGAAGATGCAAGAAGGGGAAGCGTTCTGATGATTCGAGTCCAGATCACAGAAATGCTTATCTCTGATGCTGAGCTTCTCATTGACGATCATCAGTCTTTTGGTCAGCGAGCAGATCACTACTCCGACGAACAGTTAATGATGGGCGCGCTTGGTGAAGCTGCACTGATTGACTACTGCTGGAACAATGACCTTCTAGCGTTTAAGAATGAGGGACGCTCATCCGATGTCAGGCTCTACTCGGGCCAGACGATAGAAGTCAAAACTCAAAAGGTGTCAACTGCCCCAGAGATGCACTATCGCGTCAGTGTCGCATCGCGTACCGAAAACACTGAAAGATCAGACTTCTACTTCTTCACGCATTTGCAATATGTCGCCGGCAGACCTGAGGCCGTGTACCTTCTTGGCGGATGCTCCTGGGACAAGTTCTGGAGGCTCTCGGAGAGGCATCTACAAGGCTCGCCAATGATGCGCCACTATCCCGACGGTAATGAGGTCGCAAACGGACGCTATTTCCCGATAGATGTCAACCTGCTGCCGATCTCACAGCTCGCGCCACCAAGCGCCACACTCAAACATTTCAAGTCACTACAACAGAGAGAAGAAGCCCAATGAGCCCCGAACCTACAGAATGGATGCAACCCATCCGACCATTGAGAGTCCTATTCAAGACCTCAGAGACTGACCGTCATCATGTCTATATTTTCGCTGTCCGAACGATCGGCGAACAGATGGAATACTTGACCATAGACGGGATATTCATCAGCGCCCTGTCTCGAAGCGTAAACCATGCCGAGACCCTTATTGAGAACAACTGGACGAGGCTCGGATGAGTATCTATAGAGCACCGAGACCAGAGTCAAACTGGACTCAGATCCGTAACGAGATCATTGAGGACTCGCGTCTGACCTTTAAGGCCACAGCAGTCCTCATCTTCGTCCTGTCCAAGCCCGACAACTGGCGAACCTCCACGAAGCATCTCGCCACCGTCAAACGCGAAGGGATAGATGCCATTAGGACAGCCATGACAGAGCTCGAGTCCGCCGGCTACATCAAGCGCCGAAGATACCAAGATGAGGGTGGGAAATGGCAGTACGACACCCTCGTCTTTGACACTCCACAGCGTGTGAATAACACTGTGCAAAACACATCACCGCAGGTCGCACCTCGTGGGGATAATCCTGATGGGGATAACCCCGATGTATATCAAGAACTAATTAACAAAGACTATGAGATAGTCCCTACGCGTACTCAAGAGGTAGAGCACTCAGCCTGTGGACAATGCCGAGACACAGGATGGCGAGTCATCAAGGGCCTAGACCTAGAGAAGTGTGGATGCCTAATCGGCATGGAGCTTCATGGCAGGTAACCCGATCTACAACACCAAACGCTGGAAGGAAGTACGCCGGCTTGTACTCGAGGAGGATGGTGACTGCCACTGGTGCAGGCTCAAGGGCAAGCGCACACAAGCGACCCAGGTTGATCATGTCATTGAGTTAGATCGCGGTGGTGACCCATATGATCGGAGCAACCTTGTCTCATGCTGCTCATCATGCAATGCCTCTAGGGGAGCACGATTCGTCAACGCGAAGACCGCCCAACGCATCCAAAAGCGCAATGAATCATCCAATGCTTTTTTAAATGGCGAAATGCACACCCCGAGCCCCCACTGGGAAATCCCCTCCATCAGCGAGAACCAGCAGGAACCAGCGCGAACCGAGTCGGATATTCCAACATCGGGAAGGATCGAGCCGAGACTGGTAACACCCGTTCCAGCCGGCGAGAGTTTCGGCCCTGCCCTCACCGCTTGGGCGAAGCGCGTCCTCAACATTGATCTCATGGAATGGCAGAAGCGGATCGTGACCGACGCTCTAAGACTGGACGAGAACGGAGACTTCGTCTTCCGTGAAGCTTGTGTCAGTACCGCTCGACAGAACGGCAAGAGCTTGGTGATGCGCGCTGTCGCCGGCTTCATGGCAACCGAGTACGCAGCTTCTCGGATGGAGCCCCAGACGATCGTGATCGTTGCCAACCAGAAGCGCCGAAGCATGGCCCTCTTCCGTGATGTCGTCCGAGACCTTGACGAGAAGTTCGAGTGCAAAGTCCGATGGCAGAACGGAGACGAGCGGATCAACTTCCCAGACGGAAGCAGTATCTCGGTAGTCGCTGCTTCCGCTCACGCTCACGGAATGACAGCCTCCATTCTCCTCGTGGATGAATTATGGGACATCAGTCCCGAGGTCGTCTTCACAGCTCTACGGCCTTCACAGATCGCAGTCAAGAATCCGATGATGATGATGTTCTCCACCGCCGGCGACCAAGGGAGCACAGTGCTCCTACAGCTTCGAGAGCAGGGGATGGCAGCGATTGACTCAGGCCGAACTGGTTCGCTGTACTTTGCGGAATGGTCACTTCCGCCCGGAGTGAGTTTGGAGGATCGGCAGTATTGGGGCTGGGCGAATCCTGCGCTCGGTACAACGATCACGATGAAGGCGCTTGAGCTCGCGTTTGACTCGCCGAACCGTCAAGCATTCATCCGAGGCCATCTCAATCTGTGGGTGGATTCAACTAACTCGTACCTCCCGATTAACTTGTGGAACGATCGGAAGAGCGTAGATCCGATGCCTCCGATCCAGTGGCTCGTCATTGACTCATCGGTAGACGAGTCACGCTATGTCGGGATCGGTTGCGCGTACGACGGGACGCGCGTGATCGTGACGACCGAGTTTGTCGTGGAGTCCGCACAGCAGATGTGGGCCGAAGTCGTGACTCGAATGTCAGACCCATCCGTCAAGCTCGCGTGTACCCCATCGCTGGAGATCCACTGCCCTCCAGACCTTCGCCGAAGAATGACGATCGTCGGCTATGCGGAACTCATCAAGTGGACAGGTGCAGCTCGTGCGATGATCGTTGAGGATCGCGTCCGCCACACTGGCGATCTCGCACTCTCCGAACACTTCGCTCGAGCAGTAGCAGTCAAGACTGGCGGAGCGATCGTGCTCAGCTCGCAGAAGAGTCCCGGACCGATAGAGCTCGCCCGATGTTCAGTGTGGGGCATCATGCTCACATCACGACCGAGAGCATCAGCGAAACCTCAGATGGCTTTCGGCTGACCCTAGTGGACACGCGCTTGCAAGTTTGAGAGACTCGCAAGCGATGGCACTCTTCGGAAGTAAGAAGCAAGACGCGACCCCCGCGTTCGCACACGCACCGCTTCAAGCTGCAGCAGGTTCTGCCTCTCAGAGCGGGCTCGGACAGTTTTGGAGTTACACCGTCGGGGCGGCTTCAGAGCTGGCCTTGTCCGTTCCGACAGTATCCAGAGCGACACAGATGATCATCTCTCTTGTCGGCTCACTGCCTCTTCGCCATTACACGACACAGTTCAACGGCGAACGGTACGAGAAGATCTATCTTGAGAACGAATCATGGATGGACACTCCAGACCCAACTCTGACGCGTAACTTTGTCATGTCAAATCTGTGCATGGATCTCATGATGCGCGGACGCGCTTTTCTCTATGTGACTTCACGCAGCTCTGCTACCGGACGGCCTCTCGCTTTCCAGTGGATGCCCTGCGAGATGGTTGACACATTGGATCAACCCGGTCCGCAGTTCTTCGGAAAATCCAACAGCATCACATTCAACGGGATCAACATTCCGACACAAGATGTCATCCAATTCCTCGCACCCGTTCAAGGATTCCTCTGGACAGGTCGCCGAGTCTTAGAGACCGCCATCAAACTAGATCGCTCCGCTGAACGCTTCGCCTCAAATGAGATCGTCGCTGGATACTTACAGCAGACCGACTCGTCTGAACCTCTTGACGCTGAATCACTTGGTGAGCTCGCTGCAGCATGGTCAAACGCTCGACGCGTGAACGCTGTCGGCGCATTGAACTCGGCTGTCAAGTACGAGCAATTCGACACAGATCCGAGCAAACTCCAGCTCGTAGAAGCACGCAACTTCAGCGCACTTGAACTGTCTCGAGCAATCGGAGTCCCTGCGTACCTTTTGGGAATCGGCATTTCTGGCTACAATTATTCCAATGCCACTCAAGCCAAGCAGGATCTCTATCTGCTCGGCGCGAAGCTTTACATGGATTGCATCCAAGAAACCTTGAGCGGAACAGACATCCTGCCTCGTAATAGGTTCGTGGAATTTGACACCGAAGATCTGATAGCAGATGTAGAGATGAATCGCTCAGAGATTGACATTGAACAACCTGCCTCTATGCGAACCCCTCAGGAGATGCCCTCATGATTCGACTTACTGCTCAACAGATTACACTTGACGCTTCCGCCGATGGCGAACCATCACGCCAGATCACAGGTCTAGCCGTTCCTTGGAATGTCAAGGCGACTCTGAGTGGTGGTGAGAGTGTGGTCTTCCTTGAGGGCTCACTTCCCGAAGATGGCCCAATGCCGAAACTCCTGGAATACCACGACGACACGCGCGTCATCGGACGCGTCACCGAAAGAGTCTCCACTGCCGAGGGCATGATGTTTGTCGCCAAGCTCAGCGCCACTCGTGCAGCTGACGACGCTCTCGCACTGCTCGCCGATGGCGCTCTAGATTCCGTCAGTGTTGGCGCAGTGCCGACCAAGTTCAAGCGCCTCGCAGACGGGACGCTAGAGGTCTCTGAGGCTAAGTTTGTCGAGCTCTCGGTTGTCACGACACCGGCATATGCGGACGCACAGGTCTATTCAGTCGCTGCCTCTTCACCCGAAGAGGAAGCACCCGACGAAGAAGAAGAAACACCAACCCCAACCCAACCATCCGAGGAGGATGAAATGTCAGAAGCAATCGAAGCAGCAGTCCCCACTGCCCCCATCCAGTACGCATCACCGAAGCGCGAGTTCAAGCTTCCCACGATTGCGGAATACATGATCAAGTTCGCTGCAGGCGGATCTGAGTTCGCTGAGTTCAACCAGCGCATCGTTGCAGCTGCACCGAATGTCACCTCGACCGACACACCCGGCATCCTTCCAGTGCCGATCATCTCGCCGATCTATAACTCGTTTGTACCCAATTATCGCCCATTGATCACTGCAATGGGAGTCCGCCAGATGCCCGCATCGGGCAAGGTGTTCATCCGTCCGAAGGTCACCACGCACACGACCATCGGTGCAAGTAACGGCGAACTCGTCGCACTCGATCAAGGCACTTTTGTCGTGGACGACATCCAGATCACGAAAGCTCTCTACGGCGGATATGTAAACCTGTCCGAAGAATCAATGGACTTCACTTCGCCCGAGGTTCTCGGTGCATTGATTGACGACATGGCACGCATCTACGCAAACGCTACCGATGTCGCAGCTTGTGCAACATTTGAAGCAGGAGTCACCCAGACTGAAGCATTGACCTCAGGATCAACACCTGCCGACTGGGTAGCGTTCATCTACAACTCAGCAGAGCAAATCTTGACCAACTCAAACGGCAACCTGCCCAATGTGCTCGTCATGTCACCTGCGTACTACGCATCACTCGGCGCACTTGTGGACGATGCTGGTCGTCCGTTGTTCCCGAATGTCGGCCCACAGAACGCAGTCGGCACCGGCGCATCGGCCTCAACCTTTAACGGCAACGCTTTCGGCTTGTCGCTCGTAGTTGATCGAAACTTGGTCGCTGCAGGCGGAAAGAACCTTTATGTCGGTGACAGCACTGGCTTCGAATGCTGGGAACAACAGCGCGGAGCTGTCAGTGTTGAACTTGCAGACGGTGCGCTCGGTCGTGTCATCAAGTTCCGTGGCTACTTCAGCTCGGTCATGATTGACGCGACCAAGTTCGTCAAGCGCGCCTGAACCGACTAGACGAGTAGAGAGAACGAACGATGGCAACATTTACAGTCACGCACCACCAGCGTCTGTCAGATGTTGCCGTCGTTCAGACTCTCGAATCAACCGACATCGCTGTCGGACAATCAATCACACTCTCAGGACTCGGACACGGTTTCAACGGGACACACATCGTCTTTGCGGTTCCGACCTACTTGTTTATTGGCATTGATGAAGAAGGGGACTATCTCTACGACTCGGATGTCATCATTCCAAACCAGTTACTCTTTCAAGATGTTGGCGACGATCTAGATCGCTCAGCTGCCAATCCTGTCGGATCGCTCGTCTGGACTCAGACTTGCACCTGGATCACAGTCAGCGATCTCACCGAGTTTCTCGGAATTTCGGGAGCGACTGCTAATGACACATTGTTCATGACCTCATCAGTCAACGCTTCAAATGCATGGTCATTCAAACGCAGAGTGCAGGCCGGCTACCATGACTCACTTACTACCGTTCCGGATGCTGCAGTCAAAGCTGGAGTCGTGTTAATGGCTGCGAGCTTGTATCGAGAGCGCGGAAGTTTGGACTCGTTTAACAGTTTCCAAGACATGAACATCAGCGCACCTGTCGCTTCAATGGGTCGGATAAACCAGTTGCTCGGCATCAAGAGATCGCAAGTGGCATGAAATGGCAGGCATCTTCACAGACACGATCAGCGCTGTCTCAGCGACGATCACAGCTCTCGGCCTTGTGCCGGTCACTGACCCTCGGAACGCTCGACCTCTTACTGTATTCATTGAGCTTCCTGTGTTCAGTGCGTTCAATAACCAGACAGCGGACATCACGATTGATCTCCGAGTGTTGGGCGCGCCACCCGGCAACCAAGACACTACGGACTACATACTCGGAGTCGTTGATCAACTCATGAACTCCTCTCTTGCAGTCATCTCTGGCAGACCTACGATCGCATCGATCGGTTCTGCCGAGTTACCTGCTTACGACCTCACAATTAGAATCGGCTCAAGCCGCAGATAAAAGGACAAACCATGCCCACTACCTACCTATCAAATCCAACAGTAAACGTGACAAGCCCGTCAGCAATCGCGCTTACTTCGAACTGCAGTGCAGCGGTGCTCACTTTGACCGCCGAGGCCTTGGAAAATACAAGCTTCGGTCAAACTTCAAGAACCTTCACGGCAGGCCTTTTCAGTAATGAATTGACCTTAACCTTGTTCCAAGGTTACGGAACGACCGAAGTAGAAACATACTTGAACACTTTGTTCGGTGTCGCTTCAACGATCGTTGTTAGCCCATCTGGAACAACTGAGTCCGCTTCGAATCCTGAATACACCTTGACAGGGTGCTACCTAGAGACCGTGACACCGATTAACACAACTGTCGGCGAGCTCTCAGTCGTTGAAGCCGTGTTCAAGGGTGGAACCTACGGACGAGACATCACCTGATCTAGTAAGTAATCCGAACCCCGACTAGGAGAACACATGAAACTCACACTTAGTGTCAAGCTCGCCGACGGCGAGACCTACCAAGTAACGACAAACCTGTTTGTCATTATCTCGTGGGAGCGTAAATTCAAGCGACGAGCATCAGATCTGTCAAGTGGAATCGGGATGGAAGATCTAGCCTTCATGGCCTACGAGGCCAGCAAACAGCAAGGTCATCCAGTCCCAATCTCATTTGATGAGTTCGTCAAGAAATTAGAAGATCTAGAAGTCGTGGAGACTGCATCCGCAGTCCCTACGAAGGAGGCCACCGGCGACAACTAGCAGCTCTGCTAGTTGAGACTGGGTTCTGGCCTCCACACATAACATTCGAGACAGACGATCTGGCAACTTGCGTTCAGATCATTAACGAGCAGAGACGGAAAACCTAGTGGCAGCATCAGTCGGAATCGAGTATGACGGACTGAAGCAGGCTCTTCGTGAGATCGGCAAAATTGATCCTGCGCTTCGTCGGCAGATCACTAAGGACATTAAGTCCGCTGCAGACCCTCTCGTCTCCGCCATCAAAGACTCAATCCCTTCGTCGCCACCGTTGACCGGACAGAAGCACAACGGACGCACCGCTTGGAAGAATGAGTCAAAGAACATCGTCGTCAAAGTTGACACGCGCAAGGCTCGCAAACGCAACCTAGAACAAGGCGCACAATTTGAGTCCATCGGCACAGTCAGGATTACTGCAAAAGGTGCAGCTCTCTCCATGACCGACATGGCAGGACGAGGCCCGAACCAGACACGCAACAAGAACCCACTTCGAGCACGCCCAAATTTCGCTCAAGATCTGACCAGCAAACTTCGCACACCGTCACGCTTCGTCTGGGCTCGCTCCGATGATTACATAGACGAGGTCACTAGAAATGTTGACAAGATCGTCCAAGAAGTAATGGGTCAAGCACAGAAGAGGATCGTAAAGCGCTAATGGCTATCAACCTCCCCATCATCTCAGAGTGGAATCCTGCCGGCATCAACCGAGCCATTAACGACTTCAAAAAACTGGAAACCACAGGTCAGAAAGCATCGTTCGCCATTAAGAAAGCTGCAGTCCCGGCAGGGCTCGCTCTTGCAGCTGTCGGCGCTGTCGCTTTTGATGCTGTCAAAGCGTTCGCCGAAGATGACGCTGCAGCGCAAAAACTCGCCACGACTCTCGGCAATGTCACCGGAGCATCAGACGCTCAGGTTAAGTCAGTTGAGGACTTCATCTCAAAGACTTCAATGGCTGCAGCGGTTGCAGACGATGAACTCCGACCAGCACTCGACTCGCTAGTTCGAGGCACAGGAGATGTCACCAAGGCTCAAGACCTTTTGAGTCTGGCATTAGATGTCTCTGCCGGTACAGGTAAAGATCTTGGCGCTGTCTCCGATGCACTATCAAAAGCGTTTAACGGCAATTTTAAGGCACTCAAAATGTTAGACCCAGCACTTGCTGAACTAATTAAAAGTGGTGCTTCGACTGACGAAGTATTCGCAGCTCTGGGCAAGACTTTCTCTGGTCAAGCATCCACTGCAGCGAACACGACCCAAGGCAAGATGAAGAACCTCGGAATCCAGATGGGCGAACTTAAAGAGTCCATCGGTGAGGCGGTAATGCCACTCGCTGAAAAACTGATTCCAGCACTACTTAAATTTTCAACATGGGCATCCAAAAACAAAGGACTCATCGTCGCTATCGGTGGAACGATTGCAGTGCTAGCTGGAGCGATTATCGCATTGAACGCTGGACTCGCTATCTACAACACGATCCAAGCCTTGACACTTGCATTAAACACTGCACTCACAGCATCGTTCTCGGCTCTTTGGATCGCTACTGGTGCCGTTGTCATCATTGCAATCATTGCCGCTTTGGTTGCTTTACAAGTCAAGTTTGATATTTTCGGTAAGGCTATCGACGGTATCAAAGTCGGCTTTAACGCGCTCTGGGGAGCAATTAAATTTGTGTTCGACTGGGCAAAAAATAACTGGCCCTTACTGCTCGCAATTATTACCGGCCCATTCGGTCTAGCAATTCTCGCAGTCGTCAAGTTCAAAGATCAGATCATGGAAGCGTTCAGTCTGATCTACAAGGGCATCAAAGCGACGATGGGTTTCGTCGCCGATGTCATTACAGCACCATTCAAAGCAGCGTTTCGAATGGTTGCATGGTTATGGAACAACACCGTCGGCAAACTGTCGTTTACGATTCCGAGCTGGGTTCCGAAAATTGGTGGCTCTGGCTTTAATGTTCCAGACATTCCCGAACTCGCTCAAGGTGGAATCGTCACAGGGCCGACTCTTGCCATGATCGGCGAAGGTCGTGAACCCGAAGCGGTTATTCCTCTCTCCAAACTGGCGAGCATGGGCATGGGTGGCAACACGATCACGGTCAATGTAAACGGCGGAGATCCGAACGCAATCGTCAGAGCTTTACAGCAGTACACACGAAACACGGGTCCGCTACCGGTTGGTATTCAATGAGTTCCGAGAATTGGCAGTTTATTATCGAATACTGGGATCCTTGGCCTACCATAAATTACTTTGAATATGTCGGGAAGATTCTTTCATTCTCTGGTGATGTTGCAAGAAAATACTATTTAGACCAATACAACGGGACCACCTACCAGATTACTATTGAAAACAATAACGACGAGGCTGCTCAACTTGTACGAGGCAGATATTTTGCGATCTTCTTTGAGGATTCCAACTATTTTATCTCTGGTCGAATTTCGGGTATTACTTTCCAAGATTCACCCGGTCTGAATCAAGGGGTATCAACTGCGACGGTGACCTGTTCCGATCCTATTTCACAAGTCGGAAAGTTTACTTTAGATAGTTTTGTATTCCCACAAGGCCTTACAGGAGATCAAGCGATTCTCCCCAGCGGGACATATAACCAGTCAATTATCCCAGCAGTAACAGCCTTAACTACTAACTCAATAGCTTCAGCGTCAACTTATTCCGGAACACTATTAAACAAGCTCAACCTTTTAATGAACACCGAAAAAGGTCAGATGTGGCCCGGAGGCGGAACAGATCTTAGGTTCCTCGGTCGAGCAGAAGTTGCACAGCCTAGCGGAATATCTTTTGTAAGGGAACCCACAGGTGTAGTGGGAGAAATTCCTTATGTGCAATTTAACAGGATTCAACTAGGCGACGATTTTATGAACCAAGTCTTAGTGCAACCCGAAACCGTTGCAACACAATTCGGGACATCGCAGTCATCTATTGACGCTTACGGCCCTTCAGGATATTCGATATCCACACTTGACTATGACACCACTCAAGCTGCAGGACTCGCCTCATGGTTGGCAGTCATGCAAGGCGACCCAACTGACTACAGCTATGAAATAACTGTTACAGATTTAACTGCCGACAAAAGCGACATTCAGCAGTTAATTACTTATTTAGGACAAGGTAATTCTCTAGTAAATGTTGAATGGTTGAAACCTGGAGATGTCACCAAAACTGTTGTCGAGGCAGTAGTTGAGGGCTATTCGTTTAATGCAGTACCGGGCGAAACTTCCTACACTTTTTATTTAAGCGCAGCAACCTTCTACCAGTATTTTATTCTTGACTCAACTACTTTCGGTATTTTGGGTGGCGATGGTATTACTTACAATCAGCCTGAGATTGTGTACGATGAAACAGGTTGGATATATAACGACGCTCTTGTCGAAAACGGTTCACGATTAGGTTGGTAAATTATGGCTAGTACTTATCCCACAGCGTTAGACGCTTTCACTAATCCGACGACGACAAGTTTGTTAACTTCGCCGTCGCATGCTCAACAGCACAGCGACATTAACGACGCTATGGAAGCGGTCCAAACTAAGTTGGCTATCGGCAACACGGTCATCGGCACTTACACAGCCCACACGCCGACTTTCCTGAATGTAACGGCAGGCAACGGCACAACTTCAGGGGCCTACTGTCGCGTTAACAATTTCGTACATTACTACGGGTCGTTTACTTTGGGGTCAACTTCTGCCGTGACAGGTAATATTTCTATTAGTTTGCCTATCAACATTAACGCAGATGTCGCAGTAGGAATCTCAACTATTGGCATTATGAACTTACTAGACACTTCGGCTAGCACTACTTATCAGGGAATTGCACGATACAACGGTGCAACTAGTAGTTGTTTTGCTGGCGTACTTAGAACAGACAGCACTTTCGGCGCTTGGCAAAATGTAAATGCTACAAACCCGATGACTTGGGCGACTGGCGACTCAATCAACTTTAATCTTTACTACAGGGCGGCATGATGAACCTATTAGCACCCCACGAAACTGAAGCACCCGACGAATGGCTCATAGAACGCATGAGACTACGCCGTGACCAACTCTTAGTCGAATCCGACTGGGCGATGATCCCAGACACACCAACCGACAAAACCGCATGGGCAACCTACCGCCAAACCCTCAGGGACTTCCCTGCTACATGGACACCAGCCCCAACCGTCACATTTCCTGAAAGGCCCTAACTCATGGCGATTTCACCTAACGACGACTTTACTGCTGGTCAAGTTTTGACCGCCACAGAATGTAACCAGTTCCCCCGTGGGGTCATGGCATATGACGAAGTGACAGCACCTGACAGCACGATTACCGCTGAGGAAGTACAGATCACAGGCTCATCGTTTACGGCAGTAGCAAACCGTTACTATCGTGTCACCTACTTTGAACCTAACCTGTTGGGTTCAGTTGCTGGCACATTTCAGTTGCGTTTACGCTTAACAAATTTAACTGGAACCCTGCAACAAGTATCTAACGTCACAATGGTAACTATAGGTAATGCAGGCGTAGGTATTTGCTCAACTGTCGTAACTTTGACAGCTGGTACACAAAACTTCGTAGCAACAGCACAAGCCAGTGCCGGCACTGGTACTGCCACACGGTCGGCAACATTAAAATCATGGCTACTGGTCGAAGATATTGGGCCAGCCTGATGAAAACTCTCGCCGTGATCGCAGCTCTCGCAGTTGTCCTCATGTTTGTCGTGACTGGATGCAATGACCGCACTCGAGACAACTGCCAAACCCATCCCTCGTCAGCAAGGTGCAACCCGTGAAGAAATACACCAACTCAGAGATCAAGGCCAGACTCATCCTCATCGTCGGCATCACACTCTCAGCTACCTTCGTCATCTCCACGGCCTCACTGCTCTACGGCCTGCTATTTGTCGTCCAGCCTTTAGAAGTATCACCAAACGATGAAAGCGCATGGTCGCTACTATCCCCGATGATGCTCTTCCTTACCGGAGCACTATCAGGAATCCTCGCCAGTAACGGCCTCAAAGACAAAGGGGACAAAGATGAGTCCTAGACCGTACACAGGTAACAAAGACGGAAACCA